AAGTTACCACCTAATTGTGGTGTAGTATCATCAACAAGATCACTTGCTAATGCAACAGAATCAATTGTTGGGTTCGTGCCATCTTCAGCTTTTGCATAAACTAAAGATGTTTTACCATTTGCAACCGTAACACCAGAGTCTGTTCCAGACACATATTTAAATACAACGTCTTGGGAACCTGAAGTTGAATTTTTTAAGATATAAAAGTTTTGTACATCAAGAGGAATAGTTACGTTTCTACTTGCTGTTAATGATCCTGTAAATTCTATAATTCTATG